CATTACGCACAATATGGAGCGTTAGAAGGTAGAACAATATCGTTTGATCCTATTGCATATTTGAATAAATATTCCGACATACGAACAACGTATGGATATAATACGTATCAGGCAACTATACATTATATTAATACTGGATATTATGAGGGTAGAACATTGGATCAAGCTAGTAGTTACAATCCACTAACAGGCGGATTATACGACGGTAGAATTAATTCTGCATTAACATCAAGTAGTATTGTATGGCCAAGTGGTCCAACATTAAAGGGACAGGGAAAAGGATTGTCATACAAATACAATAGTGTGAATTATAATTTAAATTCGTCTATTGATTTTACTAGTAATGTAATATATCTGAAGGTACAATAATGGGTATATCTTTAAATAAAAATGATGCTTTTACAATTAAAGATCAACTGGGCAATACTAAGTTTTCTTTAGATAAACGAATGCCTCATATTTTTGGAGAATTTTCCGGCACAGTTTCTATTCCAAAAATATATGATTTAGCTCCTTTTACCACAACCAAAATAGATAGAATTGATATTATTACTATTTTATCAAGTTCGTATATAACAAACTATAATGATAGTTTTATTTTACCTTTTTATAATATAAGTGGTGGAGTATCAGATACAAATAGTAAGATTGTAAGTGGAGCTGGTTCTACTATAGTTAGAAAATTTTTCCAACCATCCTCTAGAGAATTTTTAGGTAGTTCTATATTAGATGTGATAATAGAAGATGATTCGTTGAAACTTATATGTAATCAACATTTAGACAAAACAGGATTTACTAATATAGATGGTGATGTGGATATTACATTATCATATAAAATATATTACGGAAGATTTAAATAAAGGAATATGTATGGCATTTAAAATTAATATTGGCGCAATACTTAAAGCGAAAAGAGGAATCATACAACAACTTCAAGGAATTCCTAAAGAAGTAGTTCAGTCATCTACTTTTCAAGGAAATACTGCAATAACATCACGAACATTGACACATGGTCAAAAACCTAATGCAAATACTCCAGGAGTAAATGGACAAATTTGGTATGCACCGGATGCAAATCTTTATGTTTGTGTCGACGCATATTCTGCCAATGCTTATTATAATTGGAAACGCGTTCAATTAGTTAACTTATAAATATTAAAAATGGCAACTTCTAAAAATTTAACTATGGATCAGGGATCTACATTTTCTGAATCCGTAAAATATGAAGATACTAATAAAAATCCTGTATCTTTGTCTGGGTATGATATACGAAGTATGATGCGAAAATCATATTATTCTGCGAATGCAGTAGTATTCACAGCTACTATCACAGATGCAGCAAATGGTAATATTAACATTTCTTTAAATTTTAATCAAACATCAAATATTGTTGCGGGCAGATATGTATATGATGTTAGAGCCAATACTGCCAATACTGCAGTTAAAATACAAGAAGGTATAATAACGGTCAACCCAGGAGTAACCAAATAATGGCATCAGTAACATCCAGAGAACAATTAAAAGATTATTGCTTCCGCAGACTGGGTGCTCCTGTCATTGAAATAAATGTGGATGACGATCAAGTTGAAGATCGTATAGATGATGCTTTTCAATTTTACAGAGAGTATCACTTTGATGCAGTAGAAAAAATATATCTAAAGCATCAGATAACGCAACAAGATATTACCAATCAATATATAACCGTTTCTAATTTAGTAGTAGGCGTGGAAAGAATATTACCGTTTTCAAATAGGTCAGACGGAACTAATATATTTAGTATCAATTATCAAATTTTATTAAACGATTTATATAGTTTGATGTCTACTAATTTGATTTACTATTATCAGGTTAAACAGGAATTAGAATTAATTAACCAAATTTTAGTAGGAACTAAACCTATCCGTTTTAACAGACATATGAATCGTCTATACGTGGATATGAATTGGACTGGAGATGTTGATATTGGAACATATATTATTGTTGAATGCTGGAGAATCTTAGATCCAGATACGTATACAGATGTGTATAACGATATGTTCCTTAAGCGGTATTGCACTGCTTTAATTAAAAGACAATGGGGTGAGAACTTAAAAAAGTTTCAAGGAGTTCAATTACCTGGCGGAGTGACAATTAATGCAGATCAAATCTATCAAGATGCAATTGCTGAAATAACACAAATTGAGACTGAAATGCAGTCACGCTTCGAACTACCCGTTGACTTTTTTACAGGATAATTAAGCTTTTTATTAACCGGGACACATAGATGATGATAACACCTGGTCAATAGAAAGTCAATACTAAAATGGCAACAGTTAATCAATATTTTCAAGCTGGTAAAAATATCGGAAGAAACTCTGAGCAGAATCTCTACGAAGATCTGATCATAGAGTCTATGAAAATTTATGGTTGGGAAGTATACTATTTGCCTCGCAAGTCTAACAGTTTGGATAGTATTCTAACTGAGGACCCGTTAAACACTTATGAATATGCGTATCCAATTGAGATGTATTTGGAAAACGCTATGGGATTTGCAGGTGATGGAGAATTAATGTCGAAATTTGGTTTGGAAATTAAAGACACAGGAAATTTTATAGTATCAAGAAAACGATGGACAGAGGTTGCTGGTTCTACAGGCAATACTATTTTGAGTAGACCTGCCGAAGGTGACCTAATATATTTTCCAAATTCTAAATCCTTTTTTGAAATACGCAAAGTTGAAGGTCATGAGCCGTTTTACCAGATAGGTAAATTGTATGTCTATAAAATGATGTGTGAACTATATCAATTTTCTAACGAACGGTTTACTACAGGTATAGATGAGATTGATTCTCTTACAAGTGAAGCTAGTTTGATTATCGGTGATCACGAAATACTACAAGAAGATGGAGAATCATTGTTGCTAGAAATGAATGCACTTACACCTATTGTATTGGAAGATTATAGTCTTTCTGATGACAGTCACGTACAGATAGGTGCAGATAATGAAAAGTTTATTGAGAATATAGATAACATACTAGACTTCTCTGAAAGAAATCCATTTGGTGAGGTTTATCAATAATGTTAGATCAAAGATTTTATTGGGGTACAATTAGAAAATCGATTGTAGCATTTGGTTCAATGTTCAACGGTATAACTATTGAACGAAAAGATGTTGCGGGTAATAGTGTTCAGATACAAAGAGTACCTTTATCATATTCTCCTAAACAAAAATTCTTAGCCAAAATTAGACAACAACCCAATACAGATGAATCAAATTTTCAAGTAATTTTACCTCGTATGGGGTTTGAGATGGTAGCATTAGACTACGATCCAAACAGAAAAATTAGTCCATTACAACAAAATAGAACACTTGATAGTTCTACATCTGCAAGTTCACAGTATGCTCCTACTCCATATAACATAAGTGTATTGCTATACATATATGTTAAAAATCAAGACGATGGTTTGCAAATTATAGAACAAATATTGCCTTATTTTAATCCTGATTACAATCTTACACTTAAAGCAATACCTGCATTAGATATTAAAAATGACCTTCCAATTATATTAAATACTATAGGATTTCAAGATGATTACGAAGGCGACATGACCACACGTCGTGCAATTATTTGGACATTGTCTTTTACTATGAAATTGAATTTTTATGGGCCTGTTAGTAAACAAGGAATTATTAATCGGGTTGTTGCCAACACATTTAGAAATTCTGATTTAACGGACCAGATACAATCAATAACTGTAAATGGTTCCAACAATACAGGTAATGCAATACTTGCAGGTAATGTAAGTTATATAGATACTTTTATAGATTTCTGATTATGAAAAATATGGAAAAATTAAACGATATATTTAATTTAGAACCTATGCAGGTAGATCCTACTACTGGAGAAATACTTGCTATTTCAGAAAATATTTCTCAAGATAAAGAAATGGATCAAGAAGACGACTATCAGTTAGCTCGTCAAACAATGAGAAAACTTTTATTAAAAAGTGAAACCACGTTAGACGACCTATTGGAATTATCCAAAAATTCTGAGCACCCTAGAACATATGAGGTTGCAGGACAATTTATGAAGACAATGTCTGATGTTTCAAAAGATTTGTTGCTATTGCAGAAACAAGTTAAAGACTTGAAGAAAGATGATCCTATTAAAATAGGTACTCAAAATAACATGGTGTTTAATGGATCAACTGCAGATTTGTTTAAAATGTTAAAAAATGGACCACCTCAGGATAACATAATTGAACAATAAACATACATCATATAACGGTAATCCTAATTTAAAACAAATTGGGACACAAATGTCCTACACCTTAGAACAAGTGCGGGAGATTACTCGTTGTATTCAAGACCCAATTTATTTTATAGAAACATATTGTCAGATTGTTTCCTTGGATAGAGGTCTAGTACCATTCAAATTATATGATTGCCAGAAAGAAAAAGTAAATGTTATACTGAATAATCGTAAAGTTATTCTTATGGAAGGTCGCCAGCAGGGTAAGACCATTACTGCGGCTGCTTGTATCCTATGGTACACGTTATTTCAGGAAAACAAAACCGTTGCGATTTTGGCGAATAAATCATCTGCTGCTAGAGAGGTTCTTTCTAGATATGAATTAATGTACGAAATGCTTCCTATATGGATGAAGCACGGGGTTAAGACATATAACAA